GGCTTCCTTCCGTTTCCCCAAAAAATTTGTTCTATTATTATTTTCTATTTCCCTTACTGGCATTGGGTTTGCGGGGTTTTGTTTTCCTGCGTCTCGTGCAGCTCGGTATTGGTTACCGCGTGTTGCATTGCATTTACGGCAGGCACTGACCATGTTGGTTAGTGAGTTGTCGCCGCCTCTGTCTACTTCGATTAGGTGGTCAGCCTCACTTGCTGGCATACCGCACCAATGGCAAAACGGATTTTCTGCTAGCAGTATTTGTTTATTGCGTTTGTAGTCTGCTTGGTTACGTGGGCGTGGGCCTTGCTGTTTACTTGGCATTGCTACTCCCGCGCTGCGCTTGGGCTACCGCGCCGCGTCCGCGGCTTGGTGGCGCTGGGTGGTGGTGGTGTTTCATGTCGGGTTTACCTCGGTGTGTTGGGTTTGTTATCGGTATGTTATGCGTGTGTGTAAAGCCTAATGCGGTAATGCTCTCCCACGGGTTGCACTCAGTCCGTTACCTTGCATTACTTATTAGCCGATTATGTTTACGGCTCGCCCCAGTACGTCACCTGTTTTAGGGCGTGCTGGTCTACCCACGCTTTCCGTGTGTTACCTAACGCCGTGCGACGGGTGCAGGTCTTGGTACTGGCCAGTTGTCTAACGCTTAATACAGTAAGGGTGTTCTCAGTAAATCGAATACTTGTTTTAAGTCTTGGGGGCGCCACACTACAGCACGTTGGCCCGCTGCTGTCAATGCCTCTAACCATTGCTCTTGGGCTGCAGACAGTTTGCCGCGTGCTGTTTTAAGTTCAGCGTAAATAATCGTGCCAGGCTGTTGTCGAGCAGTATTGCCAGGGTGGACTAACACTAAATCGGGGTAGCCGCTGTCACCTTGGTTAGTGGTTGCCCAACTGCCATTAGCGCGTTGGCTAGGTAAATCGTGGTGTACTAACCAGCCGTGATTACGTGCAAACGCTATTACCTGGTTTTTTAGGTCGCGTTCACTCATAAGGTTTGGCGTCATTGTGGACTAAAGGCCCTGCGTAATGCTTCATGCGCTAAATTCAGTTCGTCAGTTAGGCGTTCTACCTCGACGTTTAACGCGTGTATTTGATTATTTAGGTCAATTACTAACGCCTGTTCGGCTGCTAATTTGCGCGCTGTTTCCATGCCAACTTGGCGGCTGTCGCGTAAATCTTGGGCGTAACTGTAATTAGATTTATAGCGACTCATTTCCACTCCCCTATAACCCTTGTGGCCTCTGCTGCTGTCATGGTCTCTAAAATGACGTCGTTACGGCCTAGTAACTCATGCAGTTTTAGCAGTGTGTCACCTTCGTTCCATTCTTTACCCTTGGCTAGAGCTTTAATAAACCTAATTTGTTTATCGCTAGCAAAGTTGCCGCTCGACGGGCTTGGGTTGCCTGCAGCGCTTCCAGCAGTGACTTTGCCACGTGGGGCGATGACGGCGCCAGGTTCGTTAGGGTTTTGGCGTGCTTCGATTTCGTTACGGCTTGCAATGCTTTTAGACACTCCGCAACCCATATAGCCGAGCGCACGGCCTAGCGCACTGGTCATACCTACCATAAATTCACTATTTTTGGTGTAAGGCGTTTTGCCTGGGTATGGTTCGGCTGCTGTTGCTATGGCGGGCAGTGTGTCGGTTTCATCGCGCCAAACAGTGACAGTGCAACGTATAAAGCAAGAGCCGTCAGGCATTGTTACTGTTTCGTTTACGGTTTCTTGTATGCGTAGGTTAGGCCAGCGTTTTAGTGCCTCAGCCAAGCGGGTTGGAACGTCTACGTAGTTTTGTAGGTCAAATGCCATTTGTCGGGTTTCCTTTTTTGGTCAGGTTATTTAGTTATTTATAGCAGAGGCGTATAACGCGGTTGCTGGCAGCATGTCCATAGGCCATAAATCGGCTTGGCGCATTGCGTAACAGGGTTTAGGTAGCGTGATATCCCAACGGCTAGGTATGTTGCAGCGCTTAAGGTTTGACCAGCCAACCAGGTTTATTACGTCGTCTAACTCAATTATGGCTAGCACGTACAGCCCGTTTTTGTCGTGGTCGTGGGTCAGTAAGCGGCCTGTTTGGTGGCGTGTTGCCCGTACTTCGTAGCCTGCTACATCGTTAGCAGTTGGGTCGTAACCCGTGTGATGGTATTCGACGCCAAGGTAAATGGCTAACGCCTGTTCGCCTAAACAGCCTTGCAAATTTATTGCGTAGTTGTCGGTTACTTTTATGCCGTAGTCACGGTTGCGCTGCTTGTTTTTTATGCAGTCCTCGGTTTTGAGTTTGGCCACTTTGTAAACGTTGGCAAGTTCTAGGCGTGTTAGTTCTATACGCATTACTGCAGCTGCTCTAACTCGATTATGGCCAGTTCTAAAAACTTTGCGCGTGGGTCTTCCATGCGTAGTAGGTCTTGGCGTAGTGCTTCGATTTCGCCTATTAAGTGGAATAGGTGGGTATTGACTGGTTTAGGTACATGGTTTGGTCGTACTAAGTCGTCAATAAACGCAAACATTTTTTGGCGTGTTGCTTCGGTTATGCCTGTTTCGGGTTCTATTGGTTCTTGCATGTCGGGTGTCTTTCTGTTGTCGGGTTATTGGGCTGTTTTCCAGGGCGCCCAACCACTATTTAACCATATTTGGTAGGCGGCTTTTGTGTTTATCACTGGGTCAAATAACTGCTGGCAAGTGGTCAGTACGCCTTGGGCCTGTAACCAGCCTTGGGGCCAGTACGTCGATGGGTTGCACCAAAACCCGTTTATTTGGTAAAGGCCATAACTGCCGCCTTCCGTGTCCAGTGCGTTAAATGCGTCGCTAGTGCAACGGCTTTCGCGTGCTGCTACTTGGGCTATGGTGTCAGCTTCGCTAGCAGGCCAACCCAACACTAAGGCCAGTGACACTACTTGCAGGCAATTACCCTCGTTAAACGGCGTTGTAGTCGTTGTGGTGGGCAGTAGTGGGGTTGCCTCGTAAACGTATTCTACGGCTACGGGGCGGCTGGGGCCGCTGTCAGGCAGGCCAGGCATTACCCAGGCGAGCAGACTTGCAGCAACGGTGCATAGGGCGCCTAGCGCCAACTTTGCGGTAAATGGGGTCATGGCATTTTCTCCAACTGGTAAGGCGTTTGCCAACTGTCGCCAGCGGCGGTACGGAACGCAATTTGACTAGCCAACACTTGCAGGCTGTCAGGGTTTCTAAAAATCTGTACTAACACTTGCTGGCCGTTATCCATGCGGCCTATAAAACATTCATAGGTAAACGTTTGTAATTCATTCATGCGCTGTAATCCTTTTCCGTCGGTAGTAAAACGGTAGTAGACGCCTGTTACAGCGTTGGGGATACTGGCGGTAAACCTTGCAGGTATTGGGTTACAGCGGCAGGCACTTTGTCGCCAGGCCAGTAAAACCAGTGCCAAGGTTCGGCTGGCATTACTTCCAATGACCAACCAAAACGCGGCCCATGCTCGCACATAAACTCAAACGTGGCGCCACTCATGTTGGCATAATCACAGGCCAAACCGAGGTTATGGCGGCTGGTACCTGGCACGGCCATTGGCGCGTTACCTGGTTTTAGGTAATAGTTTTTGCCTTCGTATACGCGGGGCTTTTGGCCTGGTATTACGTCGAGTGTGTAGCGTGCTAAAAACCCTTGGCGCTGCAAACTGACACTGCGGTAAGTGTCGCCGCTGCTAATGGGCTTAAATTGTTTTATACCTGCAGCGAACGCGGCAGCCCTAACAGCGTTGTAAGCGTTAGCAGCTAATGGGTGTAGTTTGCCAAACGGTTTAACGTCTATTAGCAAGCTGGCTGGTAGTTCGCCTGGTTTAACGTGCTGCAATGATGCAGGCATTACCAGTTTTTTAATTGGCGGTATAGCCATTATTCAGCGGGCGGGGTTTTGCTTTTGAGGCCGTTAGACGCAACTAGGCCCGACAGTGTGCCAGTAAGAAACACAAGCAAAGTAGATAGCAGGTCTATTAACTGGGCGTCGGTGGGTGCCTGTTCCATTGGCTGGTCTACAAACAGCACGCCGTATATAAACGCCATAACAGTAAAGGTAAAGCACACTGCCATTAGACGGCCCACGAACACTATTAGCGCTGCGTGTTGTTGTTCAGGGGTTTTAATCATTGTCGCACGCCGCCTTTGTAAAGCATTGGTAAGTTGTGTTGGTTTTAGAAACGGTGCAACCATTGGCAATCCAAATTACGGCAACCATAAAAAGTAGGGCTGCATATTTAGCCCAGCAATGCTTGGGCTTCATCTTGGGTTAGTCCTAGTTTGTCTAAGACTGCTTGCCGTGCAGCGGCTTTGGCGGCTTCGAGTTCCGTTGCGCGTTTGGTTATTGCCGTAACTTGTGCCGCTGTTAAATCTGTTCGTTCTGTTTCTAAGCCTGTCCACATAGTTCCGTCGGGTTCTATAGATAGCGGCTCGAAATTAAGTTCGGCGGCGGCTAGGTGTAAATAAATTGTGTTCATTAGATAGCCCAAACTGTTATAGAACGGTTTTGATATTCGCCAGTAGAAGCGCTAGTCACTTTATATTTTGCGGTAAATGTATTGCTTCCAGCAGTCAAAGTAGTTACTTTTGTAAGCATTACAATGCTAGAAGCGTTGTAAGCGCTATTTGCGCTAAGTGTTCCTCGAAAATCATCAGAAGCAGCAATAGTTGTAGCACCACTAACCGCAAAGGAAATAACAGTTCCTGGCCCAGTAGCATTTTGAGTTGCATAACCCGCCATTACAAGAACTAAAGCACTTGTTCCAGTTGTAAGAGTTACCGCTGGCCCCGCTGTAGAAAGGTCGGTATAAGTTGTGCTTGTGGTTGATTGCGAGGTTAATACTTGCGCCGAAGCAACAGCACTAATAGCACTTGCAGTTGGCGCCAAAGTAGCCCAACTACTACCGTCATAATATTGAACAATATTACTATCCTCTAAATAGCAAGTTTGCCCCTCGGCTAAAGTCTTTTCGCCCGTGCCACCAAAAGCCGCGTCGCGCGTAACCGTGGTAGCAAATACGGGTATGCCGCTATTAGTTACGGTCAAGTCGGCAGCGGTCAAAACCTCGCCGCTTACGTATGCTGGTACAAAGGTAGTTGCGTTAGCGCCCATGGGTTTACTTTATCCTAAAACGGGTTGCGGGTCTTGTATGTCTAATTTTCCGTAAATCGGGTCGTCAAGTACGAACTGGTAAACGATTACCGTAGGTGCCGTGTAATAGGTGACTCGGTGGCCTGTAGCGAAATCTAAACGAATTTCTATGCCTTCGACGGACAATTCTTGGGCTACTTCGCCGCCAGCAATAGTGTTTGTAATTGTGATGGTGTCGCCCAGGTCTACCGTGGTTAGTGCTTCCCGTTGGGGTGTAGTCAGCATTAGGTAATCCGTTTGGACGGCTGTAAACGTCGGCTCGGGTTCGCCTACCAAAAGGTAGCTGGCAAGGGTGGCGGCTGCTGCGTCATTGTGTAGCAGGCTGTTTGTAATGCTTGTGGTCTGAATAAGGTATTTAGCCTGGCTAGCCAAGTCGTCGGCTACTTCGGGGTTGCTAGCGCCTAAGTGCTGAATGCTGGCCCTGTTTACTACTTGGTCTGCATTGTAGGAAATGGCTAAAGAGTTGTAAGGGGTTTGGGTGCCGTCGTCGTGGAAGTCTGCGACACTGCCGCTAAGGGTATTGCCTACCCTAGGGTCAAAGTTTATTACCCCCGTGCGTGACATAAAAATACGGCCCTGCTCGGCGGCCTGTATTTGGTCTATATAGGCTTTTACGTTGGTGCCTTCGGAAACGGTGTAAGCGGCAGCGCCGCCCAGTGTTTGTGTGCCAGTGTTGATATTTCGGCTTGCTGCAGGGTAGGCCACTTCGGGTAGGTCTAATACAGCTGCTAGGCGGGCGCTAGATAGTTGCTCGGTTACGTTAAATTCGGCAAGGCTGGTTTGCGCTAATAGGTAAAAGTCGTCTGCACAATAAACGGTTACGGTGTCGTTATTTCCCAGTTCGTACGCGTAGTCGTAGTTTACAATTTGCCCCACAAAGAGGGCTATAAACGTGTTGGTGCTGTCGTAACGGCCTAGCGATACTCGGCGTAATGGTGCAAGGGTGAACTGGCCAGTGGGGTCTACAAACGGGCTGCTGGAATACAGCGGGTTTAGTATGCCGCCTGCCAGGGTGTCGTCGAGGGTAAAGGTCATGGTGCCAGCGCTGAACTGGTCGCCTATTTCGCGGCGTCCACGTTGCACCGAAACATTTTTTGCGTATTGCAGCATTGGTGCAAACTCGGTTAAACCGTCTAAAACGTATTCGGTGTTATTTAATACGCCGCGCGTGGTGTCGTCTAGGGTAAACGCGTTCAGCATAAAGCCCGTGTCTATGAATAGTTCGTAATCACCGCTAGCAACTACTGAGGTAGCCATTACGCCACCTGGATATTGGCGGGGCCTGCTGCCCTGTTGTAACTACGAATAGCGTTTATTACGGCTTCACCTGCAGCGGCGTTAGGTACAAGGCTAGATAAATTAACTATATAAGTGTCACCTGCCTCAGCCTTTAAGCCTATTTTGCTTAGGTCAGTGCTGGATATTTGGCCAGGGCTGTAGGTCTCGTTTGCTGCAGCCATACCGTTACCAGCCATAATGCCGCTAAAGGCAGTGTCTGTTTTAATGTTGTCGAGTACGCCCTGCAGTGCTTTAGGTGTCAGTTTTTGGTTAGCGATGATGGGCGCGTATTTGGCCATTACGTCTACGATGCCTTGCACCATTGCTTTACCTTGGTCTACGCCTGCCTGGTACCACTTGCCAGCAGCCATTTGCCCGATTTTGTCGGCTGCAGCTTCGGCGGTTGCGGTTAGTTCGTTTACACCGCCTGGGCCTGTAATGAGTTCCTGGGCGCCGTTTACGAGTTCTTGGGCGATAGCCGCGCCAGCGTCGCCGCCTGCGTCTAGAACTGCTGTTAATGCGTCTTGGGATAGTCCACGCTTTAACAGTATTTCGACGTTATTTGCGTAGGTAACAATGCCTGCTACCTGGTCTTTTAGACCTGATAGGAAACCTTTACCAGTTTCTTTGCCTGCTTCTTGTGCGCTACCAAAATCGAACGCGTCTTTAATGCTTCCGCTAACACTTTCCGCGAAATCGTCAAACGCCTGCTGGGCATCTTTAAGATTATCCTGGGCTGTTTTTAGTGACGTTGTAAAGGTTTTGTCTATTTCGTCGCGTAGTTCTTTTACGCGGTCTGCCATCTTTTTGGCTTTGTCTGCTGCACCGTTAGCACCACCACCGCCACCACCGCCGCCAAACTCGTCAAGACCATCGGCAGCAGATTTAGCGGTTTCGGCTAATTGTTTGGCTGCAAAACTGCTGTAACCCGACGCTGAACCAAAGTTACGAACGCCCGACGCAAACCCGTCAAACGCCGCTTCGATGTCGCCCACGTTTATTACGTCTTTAAGTGCGTCGCCCAGCCTGAAAATACCTGTTATAGGGTGTTCGGCCATTACTGCAATTACTTTGCCAGCCTTAGCCAAGTTATTTACCATGGTGGCAACGCCAACGGTTACCGATTTAATGGCGCCTAAGAACTTAGGCCCGAAGCTGCCCATTTCGTATATGGCCTGCTGTAAGCCTTTTACTATGCCCTCTTCACCAAGTACGCGGGCTACGCGCTCGACGACTGGCGTTACGTGGTCGTTTAGAAACCTAACAAACTTTACAAATACAGGTAGCAGCGCTTGGCCTATATTCGTTTTTACGTTTTCTAGTGTTGCGCTTAAAATCTTTTGCTGGTTAGCCAACCCGTCGCTGGTTCGTGCAAAGTCGCCTTGCGCGTCGGTGGTCTGTTCGTAAATAACTTTTTGGGCGGCAAGTACTTTTTGCTGGGCGGTTAGTGCTGCAGTGCCACGGTAAATACCTAGTTCTGTTGCAGCCGCTTTTAGTGTTGCGTCGTTAAGTAGTACGCCGTATTTTCGTAGTGGTTCAGCCTCGCCACGTAGGGCGCTACCAATAGCGTTTATAGCGTCGTCTACGCTTGTATTGCTAAACGAGGCCATGTCAGCGGCAAGGCCCACAAAGTCAGTAGCGAACGTCTGTAGGTCTTTACCAGCAAGGCCAGCAGACTTACCAAACACTGCAAACGTGCCAGCAGCTTTAAGGGCTGCAGTCTCGGAAATTCCGAACGCTCGGTTTGCTTCACGCGCAAACGCGGCAACCTCAACACTGATAGCGCCAAATACTACGCGGTTTTTGCTTAACGCCTCTTCGAGGTCTGATGCTGCCTGGACTGATTTATACGCCAGTACGCCTACACCTGTAACGGCGCCTGCTATTGCTGCACCTACCAGCGGTAAAGAACTGCCTAAACCCTTAAACGCTTTTTGTGCAGCGTTAATACCTTTATCACTAAAGGTAGTAATAATCGGTATGTTAATTGCCATTATCTAACCTTAAGTTTAGTGTTAGTAATCTTTTCCACTTGCTTAACTACGTCTAAAACTTCGGCCTGTACTGCTGGCCTGTTTTTGTCTACTGCGACGTCAATAACGCGAGGCTGGCCGCCTACATCGGATTGGCTTTCTAGGTTTGTAACAAATTTTCCTGAAGTTTTTGCGCCTGCGTGGTCATAAATAACGCCTGCGGCGTCGGCGCTTTGCACCGTCATTAAACGGTAAGGCTTAGCGCCGTAAACTACCTGCTCGGTATAGGACGAGCCTCGGTCATCGGTGCGCGTAAAGTTTACGTAGCGTTCTTTGCTGCCTCGTACGCCTGTTTTAATCTTAAAACCTTTTTGCACTGCGTCAGTACGCCAAGTGGTTTCGCGTCCTCTAATGAGGTTGCCGCGCACCATGCCCGACAGTGGCGCCCCGTTGCCTTTGCTGTTGTCGTAACTGGCCACCATTTGGCGGGCTTCGCTTAGTATCACTTGGCCAGCGTTTTTAATTTGTTTAGTAACTAAACGCCTGTATTTAGGGTCAATGTCGTTAAGCAGTTTTAGGGTCTCTTGGATACCCTCAATTTCCACTATTTGATTGGCCACGGCGTTACCTTTTGTTGCGTTCCTCTAAGCACTTTACAACAGTGGCCAGGTCTTTAGTGTCAAACTCAATTTGCGGCGGCCACCAACCAACGGTAATTAGCAGCTCTGCTAGTTGCCTTCGGTAGGTGCCTGGGTAAAAGGGGTAGGTTCTACCGCCTCTACTACTTCGATGTTTACCAATTGCTTAATGAATGCGTCAAAGTCGCCAGGCACTACTACTTTGTGGTGTTTGCTTGCTTCCCACGCCAAATACGCTAAGTCCTCTATTCCAATGCCAGTGGCCATGTCTGAGGCTTTGCGCTTAAAACGACGTTCCCAAGCGACAACGGTAAAAAGATTTGTGGTTACTTCGTACGCGTTGTCGGGCAGAGAAACCTTTAATGTTAATTGCATAACTAACCTACTTTCGTGTCGGGCCGTTTTCGGCTTTTATTTATACTTCTACTACTGAGTAAACCCCGCCCGTGAATGTCACGGAGACTTCACCGAGAGCGCCTAGCGCCATTGTGTAGGGGATTGCTTCCAAGTATGCGCCCGTCAATGTCATCGTTGGGTTAGTTGCGGTACCTGGGCTGGTTGCTGATGGTGACCAGGAAACGGTTACCTGGGTGCCTACCAATGACTTAAGCGTGGCGTAAGTTTCCGATGATGCAAACGACGCGTAAAGGTCAAGCTGCAGGGTGGAGTTTTCGAGGCCTGCAGTGTAAACGCGTGAACCTGAACCAAACGCGGTGGACTCTAGCGCCTCAATGGTGCGCGTAAAAACCAAACCGTGGCACTGGTCTTGGAGTGAGACTGCCCCTACGGTTACGTTAGGGTTACTGAGGTATGTTGAGGTTGCCATAGTGGTTAGTCCTTTGCTGTGTTCTTGCTATTAGTTTTAGCAGGTTTTGGGGTTTCGTTTGTGGATTGTTCTATAAAACCGCCCTCGACTAGCGCGGCAATGTTAATACCGTTAGCGGCTGCACCTTCGGCGTCGTATTCTTCGCCTGGGATACCTACGCGAGGGCTAATAATCTTGTAAGGCATTTTGGTTCCTAACTTGTTTGTGCTTGCATCTCAATAGTTAAATCATAGGCGGGCATCTCAGCGCCACCGATAACAGCAATAGTAGGGCGCCCGCCAGTCACCGCGACGTTCTTCCCTAAAACCAAACTGGCCAGGTGCATAAGGTTTCGCTGGGCGTCTAGGTTGCCAGGCCCCAAGGTAATAATGCGAACGGTGTAACTCAGTTGGACTATGTTTCCGCCACCGCCATAGACCGTAAAACTAGGGGCGTCAATGAACGCACAAGGCGGCACAAGGTTACGGGGGTCTGTTACTACCTGCAGCCCTGTAAGGGTCGTTAGCGTGGCTGCTAAGTCGTCTAGCGCCTCGTTAAACAGGTCTGTATAAGCAACAGGCATTAGGCAACCTGAGGCCGTGGGATACCGAGCAGCATTTTAATAGCGGGGCTAAGCCCTACTGAACTGCCAGCAGCCATACCGTCAAACGCCGCAAAGTCTGTTACAGCGCCACGCTGACGGTAAAAGAAACCGCCTAGAGAAATAGTGCCGAGGGTTACCTGCCCATTAGGTGAGGTGCTAAGGCTGTCTATATAGCCCGCTTCCTGACGTCGAGTAAAGGCAAGGCTATTAGCTGCTAAAGCGCACTGGGTTAAGAATGTCGTATCTAGTGCCGACGCTGTACCAATGCCTAACCAGTCCTCTATTTGAGTGGCCGTAATCCACGTGCAAGTTTCGGTAAACGTAATTGTGCCGCTGGCAGCGGTGCGTTGTACGTTGCTACCCGTGCATGAATAGAGAACCTGGTTAGGTACTGGTATTTCGTAGTTGTATAGCAGGTCGCCTTCGTCGTCTAAACCAATAAACAGGTATTCGGGTTTATCGTAAACAATAAACGTGCCGTTAAAGGGCGCCGACATTGCAGAAACTGTAAAACTGCCGCCTACTACTAAATCGTTAGGCGTAAGGGTTTGCAGTACTGCGTAGTTGTCCAGTAACTGTTTATGTGTGACCGAGTAGACGGCCATAACTGGCCTACCTTTCGGTTATACGAGTTTGCAGAACTTGGTTGCGTCTGCCATGAACGCGGCTGCGTAGCCACGGTAGGCAATGGTGCGGCCCAGTGTGCTTGGAACGTCTACCGAAATAGCGCCCTTTTGCTGTTCGTAGAACTCGAACCCTGCAGCGTCTCCAGCAGCGTGACCAATGAAGGCGGTATCGCTGGCCATGTTCTTATCAACTACTGCGATAAGGCCCAACGGTGCGCCGTTCCAAGAGGTAGCAGTCATGGTGCCAAGTGCGTTCATAGCGGTCATGTTTGCCGAACCCACGAATGGGAAACTTGGTGCGCCTTGCGAATCCGTCAATTTTCCGAGGCGGTACCAAGCGGTAGGGCTTAGGAAAATATGGGTAGGCAAGTAGTTGCTGCTGTTGCTGATTTGGTAGGCAGCGCCGTAAATTGCGGCCAACCAGTCAGCAGGCTTAGTTTTGTCGGTAATCGTTTCCGATTGCACGATGCCCGAGTAGCAAGTATCTACTGCGTAATTGTCCGTCGCTTGTCCGTAGGCGATGGCTAACTGATTGAGGACAATATTCAGCGAATTTGGGTCTGTCCAGTCGAGGTCTTGCTCGGACATTGTTACGTAGGTACCAAACGTCAATTTGTTTACGTTGTTGTTTGCGACAGTAACAGTGCTTGGGTCAAGCGCGTTTAGTTGGCCTGTTGGTTGCTGCGTTACTGTTGGGCGTACCGTGATAACTGGGCGGCGAAATGTTGCGCCACTTTGTGGCATTGCTTTTGCGCCGATTGCTGTTACGAATGGGCGAATAGGGTTAAGTCCATCGTAAACACTGCCAGTAATGATTTCAGGCAAAATACCTGGAGTGTCAGTAGTGGTAATGTTTGGTGCTGCTGCCTGAATGCGTGCGTTAATTTCTGCAAATACGCTGCCGCCTTCTACAGCTGCTGCAAGATATTCGCTAGGCGATGGCAACTTAAAGTTACGTGCCTGGGCGTACAATGGCTGGGCCACTGGTGCCGCTTCGATAACTGCTGGGGTTTCGATTGGGTTTGACATTTCGTTATTCTCCTCTACGGGTTCCTGTTCACTATTTAACTCTACTTCATCATCGGGTTGGTGGATACTTGCTGCTACTCGGTCTACCGAGGCGCCAGCAAACGCGCCAAAAGGTACTAACGACAATTCTTGCCACTGGGCGGCCTCGATAATCATTACGCCTTCGGCGTCGTAACTAAATTTGGTGGGGTTTACGCCTACGGATACTGCGTCTAAAACGCCGTCGGCAGCTAGTACTAGCGCTTCGTTTCCTAACGTGGTTTCGCTTATGCGGGCTTCGTACATCATGCCGCCAGGGGTGTCTACCATTGCGGTAACAAGTCCTACGGCCTGCGTGCTGTCATGGCCTAAATATAGTTTTGGCATTTTGCCGCCTGCGTCGAGGCTGCCTGGCATAAACATAACTTTAGTACCATCACTTACCGTTGCCTGAACCATATAAGGCAAAGCAAGGCCCGCCAGCGTGCGTCGTGGCATACCGTCGGGGCCTGCTGCATCTATTTTTAATTCTTGTTGGGTTAATTTAAGCATTGGGCATTACTCCTACTTCTTCTACTTCTGACGGTGTGTCGTTTCCTGTTAAATAAGACTCGGATAGGTAGTCCTCTATGTCGAACTTTACGTACGTGCCGCGCGGTAGTACGTTGTCGGCGCTTAGCGTTTCTGCTATGCAGTCCATAAACAATTTGGCGCCGAACATATACAAATCCTGGCGGGCTTGGGTGCTGTTTTGGTATGAGTAACTACCAGTTGCTACACCTAACAAATATGGTGGGCAGTTTGCTAGGCGTGCAATTTCTAGCGCCTGATATTCTGAGGCCTCTACCAGCATTTGTTTACTGGGGTCTGTTGTAGTTTCGGTGTACGTTACAAACTCGTTTAATGCGGCGACAGTGTTAGTAAGTCTTGCAGCCTCGAAACTTTGCGAGAGTTGTTGCAACTCTTCCGCGCTTAATGGTTCGCCGCCAATTTGACGTAGTACGCCGTTTGGCAGCGAGTTGCTCGCTGACCTCAGCCGCGCACCTTCCAATTTAAGTGAGGTTAAAACAGCGTTTGGGCTTGTGTATAACAAACCTTGGATAGGGCTAATAAATTGTACGACGTCGCGATGGTCTACAGGTAAACCGCTAAACATAATTTGTTTAGACGGTGCAAAGAAAACGGGGCCAGCCTGGTCTTGCGTAAGTACCATTGCCGATGGCATACGCTGAAACGCTCGGGGAAACCCGTCGGAACTACGTTCCGTAATTGCTAAAAAGGCTCTCTGCGTAAAAAATAGGTCGTCGAATAACCACGCAAATAGTGTGCTGTTTGGTAGTGCTGGGTCTAAGCGACGCAACCAAGAACGCGGCGCTATGTCTACCTCTTCCATTTCTTCGCCGTTCCACATTTCTTGGTATTGCTTTAAGGGGGTGCAGCCGATAACACTCGCGAGCAAGTCGCGACTCCTTGTTATCGCTGGACAGGACATAGCACGCTGCCTCGTGTTGCCTTGTGTAAACGCGTAGAAATTGTCAAGCTGCGACATACCGACATTACTGCCAGCGGCGGCCTTAACTACAGGTTCTCGGCTGTCAGCGGTTGCACGTGTAAAAAGGCCCATAGGTTTAGTTTGCCATATCTAGTAAAAGTTTGGTGGCATCGGCTGGGCCTAGTTCAGTTCCCGACGAAAAGGCTTAGGTACTTCCAGCCGACACCGCTCACTAGATTAGCCCGCCGCGCTAACTATTATGGGTTTGCCCATTGCTGCAGGTTTGCCCGCTAAAGCGCACGCGAACACTAAAGCACGTGCCATAGAAATAGGGCCGCTGGAACGCTGCGAACTTATGACTATGTTTCCGTTGTGTTTGACCAGTACTGCCTTTTCGACGTGTTCGGTTAGTAAGTGTTCTCCGTTGTGTAGTAGGCGCTGCTCGATAATCATTGACCTAACAGCAGCAGTCCAGCGGTTTAGTTCTCGGTAGCCAACTATTGTGGCACGCCTTAAAAGGGCTGGCGGGCAATGCACTTCCAGCGTTGGTACTAACGCCAGTTTGAGGTTTGGGGCTGCCTGTATTTCTGCCTCAACCTTGGCCCACATTTCGGCCATGGTGTCAGCGACAAACGCCGTTACCACGTGGGTTTTGGTGCCAGTGATAACAGCGCGAACGCCGTAAAAGTTGGCGCTATCTTCCCCTACCTCGACGGCCAGCACTCCACCTGGCGGGGCTATCGCGTCAGTTTCGCACGCCGCAAACTGTCCAGGCTCTAACCATGACGCCGAACTAGCAACCCAGGTATTTACCGACGAACGTAGAAACGCGTTACGGTTTGGTGCTTCGGACTCGGCTTTTATTACTTCCATGTCAAGGGTGTAATTCAGGGCTGGGTTAGCCATTGCCCAAGCGGCAGGGGTCATCAAATCCATTTTGGCTGGGTCAGGTGACCACTCGGCAAAGTAAAGCGAACCTGGTTTGCCTTCGTCAATAGTTCGTAAACCCTGTTCACGCCAACGCAACATAGCGGTACTGCTACTATCGCCCGCTGTACTCCACATAGAACACAAAGGGTTTTTGCGTGCGCGTTGCGTAGGCAAGAGGCCCTGGTCTATGGCCTCAGTAGAGACCGCCCAGGCCTCATCTATAATCAGCAAATCTACGCTGTAACCGTGACCTGCCCCAGGCGTAGCAGCTCTAACGTGCCATACGCTGCCGTCGGGCATTGTGAGTTTCTGCCGCCCATAAGACCAAGAAACCTCGGCCCCGCATTTAACTTCCAATATCGGTGCTAAATAGTTAAACAGCGATGTAGCCAAATCCAATTTGTGGGCAACCGAAATAACCGTTTGCGGGGTACCTCTTTCCCGTGCCTCATTCAGCAACCAGTCACCAAGCAGGCTAGCAATGCAAACCGTTTTACCATTCTGTCGAGCAACAGACACCAAACTAACGCGCGGCCTAGTGCCATCATCACTAACAGCAGTTTGACCATGCAAAGCCCGCACCTGCCACGGCATTAAGTCCACGCCAAGTACGTCACGAGCAAACCCCAATATGCGGCTAGCACTAGACCGTTCTAAATCGTGCGGCATCGTTTCTAATCGCGGCTGGTCATGGCTAGTTCGCGCCAGTTCTTCCAAACCTTTTGGGTATATAGAAAAGGTAGAG